CTGCAGCTGGATGATGTTTGAAGCAACTTCAGTTGGTAGAGCAAATCCACCTTGTGCGTCTACTGAGATTTGTACGTCAGCAGCTTTTGCGCGAAGTCCTTCGACGCCTTTGCGAGCAAAAGTTGCAAGCATATCTTTGTTGTCCATTGTGTTGGATTCCTTAATAGATTGAGTTGAAAGATCTGGGCGAGCAGCTTTAGCTTCTAACGCTTCCATCTTTTCATTGAGGTTTTTGATTTGAGCGTCAGCGTCCGCTTTTACAGCTTCAACAGCGTCAACAGTGGCTTTAGTTTCAATAAGCGCATCCGTTTGTGCAGTAGACACTTCGAGTGCGTCAGCAACGGCTTTCAACGTCACTTCTTCAGCCTGCTTTTCAACAATTACATCAGTCATATTTTTTACCATTCAGTATGTTAAGCATTCGTTTCAACTCAGCCTGAGTTTCAACTTGTGCGGTATTTGAGTCGTCTTCTGGAGCATCACGCGCCTCGTCTATCCCGGAGAAACCTTTGGCCAGAATGGCCTTGGCATCTTTTCGAGAGACCCCTGCATCACGCAGGACCTTCTCTAGGGATCGAATGTCATGGTCCGATTTCACGGCGGTCACGACAGACTCTTGGTTTGCCGGTATTGCTACCAGAGATATTTCATGAAGGTCTATTTCATGAAGTAAATTTGCGCCGGATTTCCGGTCATACTCTTCGTGCACAACTCGGTATCCGATTGACATTGCATCGAGTGCTCCGTCTTTTAATAGTGCGTAGGCCTCATCAGCATCGCGCACGCCTTTGGTCAAACGGCCCTCGACATAAAGACCTTTGTCGTCCTCGCGCATAGACGTCCAGACCCCAATGGGTCGCGTGGTATCGTGATGCGCAAGCATCTTGACCTTTGTTCCGGCTTCAGCATGTTTTGCAATAGACTTTTGGAACGCGCCAAGCTGCGTAATGTCACCAGCCCGGTCTTTATGGTTGAACGTGTTGGCGTACCCAGAGAACTTGCGTTCATCTGTGCCATCCACAGCAAAAGTTTTGTGATCAAATGCCAGGATCATCTTCTTATTCGTCATCAGGTTTTTCCTGTGGTTGTTTGTCAGCCTCATTACCAAACTGTAAGTTGTTTGACTGCATTACGAACTCGTCACCACCCTCTCGGGGGTTATAGCCAAGCTCTTGTCGGGCTTCGTTAGGATTCATGACTCCAGCAGCAATTAGCGTGTTGTAGGTTTCAACCCTTGTGGCCATATCGGTTCGCAAGAGGTTGGAAACATCAAACTTGAAGTGCTGTGTGTTAACGTTGAGCAACGCCTTATTGAGCCGTGCTTCAATCTGCATAATGTAGGGCAGCATGGTTGCTTTATAAAAAGCTAAATCCTGGTGCTCAATATTGGAAAAGGTTGCCCTGTCTAGGTCCCCTATCATGTGTGGGGGCACTCGATACATCGCACATATTTCTGACCGGGTATACTTCCGGGCGTCAAGCAGCTGAACATCATTTGGTGACAGCGAAATCGGCTGGAACTTTAAGCCCTGCTCAAGGATAGCAACCTTATGGCTGTTTGCTACACCCTGATGGCCAGCGTTCCAGGACGCTTTGATGTTTTCAAAAGAGTCATCGTCCAATATGCCATCGGTATGCAAAATGCCACGAGGTGTTGCATCGTTTGTAAAAACATTGGCAGCGTAATCCCGCGCATCCATACCTGCGCCGATTGAATTGGCGTTGTATGTGATTGGTGAAATGCCCGTAAGACCATCTAGCGACATGCCACGAATGTGCAATATTTCGCTAGGTCCCAAGACATCTTCTTTACCGTTGTCAAACGTGATCTTGTACAGGATGTTGTATTGTTGATCCTGTAGTACCGTTACGTTTTCAGACTTAAGCGGCAGAATTTCAACAACCTTGCCCGATGATGTGCGGTTAACGTATCCGTAAAAATTACCATTGAGGCATAGGTTGACCATTACATACGCAAAAAACTCAGCGCCTGTTTGGTACTCGTTGGGGTTATTGCGAATAAGATCATGCAGCGGCGCTGCTTTGTGCATTTCCGTGCCAGCGGTTGTTTCGCGATACAGGTGGCAAGGTAATGTCGCCATAGTATCTGACAAAACCTTGATGCAGCTGTAGACGGTATTCATGCGCATTGCCTGCTCTGAAGTGACAGTCTTTGTGGCCGAGGTGTAACTCGAGAAAAAGTCAGACAGCGCAGAGCTATTAAATGGCAGGCTAATTGGTGCAGCTTTCTCTTGAGAGCGGCCCCAGTTAAATAAAGCCATAATGGCCTCCTGAGTGTTAGATTAAAGTGAGCGCAATCCGCGCTTGCTGTAGACATTTGAAATGAGACCGCCATTCACTTTTAGTCGGCCAAGGGCCATTACCAAAGCGATCACGCCATCGATCTTGTTACCTTTGCCTTCTTTCTTAATTTTGATATTGTCATTGGGGTCGATGTACAAAACACAGTTAGACATCATCCAGGACAGAACAGGGTCACGGCCATGGCACAGTAGCTTTGCCTTTACCGCTTTTTCGAGCTCTTTTGAGGGGTCAGACATGGCCATAATTCCCTGGGAGAACTTGACCATTGGCGCGCCTTTATCAACCAAAGAGGCGGAAAGCTGCGTCGCGCCATAAGCATCGTATGCAATTTCGCGCACGTTAAATTTGCCCATAGCATCAAGGACATCTTCCTCGATATATGACAAATCTGTAATGTTGCCCTCTGTTGCAGTAATAAAGCCGGCGTTAGTCCACTCTCGATACTTGACACCAATAAAACCGCTGGTGCCTGTAACAGTGTCTTCAGGTAAATAGTGTTTTAGGTAGGGGTACATTTTGCCATTTTCCATAAACACAATAGCCATGGACGCAAAGTCAGATACCGACGCCAGATCAAGCCCGATGTAGCAGGGTTTGCCTGCAAAGTGCTCAATGGGAGGCCTGTCGCCTGCGGACTGGTCCCAATCTTGGGAATTAATCCAGGCAGAGCTTGAACTCATCCACTGATTAAGCCGTTTAGTACGAAAGTTAGTCTCAGCGCTGGGTGACTCCATAGCCTGCTTTGCCATACGCTCAAGATCATCAGGAAAGACCGATATGCCATATCCTGGATTAGCTTTGCGCCAAACTGCGGGGTCGCGCCAGTCATCTTCTTCATCAATACCCCAAATTGCTGCAAAAAAAGTGTCGTCATTTACGTCTAGGTGAGGATCTAGCACCTTGGTGCAATACTCTCGAATTTCGTAGCAAATCCCTTCCCGGTTTGTTCCCGCGGTAGTGATTGCAAAGATAATTGGTTGAGCGCGTGCTCCTGAAGCGACGTTGAGCACGTCCCAGATTTCTGACGTTCGGTGCACATGGAGCTCATCCACCACGCTAAAGCTAGGTGAACGCCCTTCCAGCGAACCAGCATCAGAAGACAGTGGCTCGAACTTACTACCTGAGGCCTCATGCAGCGTTGCAGACCTGTGGCACTTTAAGTGCTCCAGGAGCTGCGGCGACTTCTTCACCATCGCTTGGGCATCCCCAAATACGATGCGCGCTTGATCACGAGTAGTCGCGGCCGCATAGACTTCAGCGGCGTTTTCGGAATCACCTATGAGTGCATACAACGTAAGACCCGAGCAAAAAGTAGACTTGCCCGATTTACGTGGTACTTCTACATAGGCCGTCCGGTAACGCCTGTAGTTGTCCGATCTACGCATCCAGCCATACAACTGGGAGACAATAAAAATCTGCCAGTCGGCTAGTTCTAATGGACGCCCAGCAAGTGGGCCTTTTAGGTGTGACAAAAACCCAAAGAACTTGATGCAATGGTTTGCCGCAGCAGCATCATAGTAGTAGGTGCTGCTGGCGTCCTGGCTGCTTTCAAGATCGTTGAGTGCCCTTTGACAGGCGTGTATAAGTATTCGTGATGCAGGTAGTTGACCACTGACGACTTGTCGCGCGTAGTCCCACCCGACGGAATCGTTCTGCATTGTGGGTCTCCTCAGACTTTGGACTTACTTAGCAGGCTTAGCAGCTGGCTTTTTCTTAGGTGGGGCTGATACAGGCGCGGGTTTTTGGGCCGGTGCCACATAACGGCGAGCAGTTTCACACCACTCATATATGATTGGTTTTTTCATAAACAAAGCACTTCCTTTAAGATAGAGAAATCACACCCCAACCAACAAGAATGTTGGCTGTAATAAAGCAGGCGGTGATTAGGTTAATGAGTACGACAATAGTGCGAATTACTGCTATTGCATCAGACTCTCGATTGTTGGATGACGCTTTTTCGCCCATAGCTAATGCCCACAGGCGCCAGGCTTGTCTCAGCACTACTTGTTACCTAGGAACGCTGAAAAAGAGTCCACCTCTATTGGCTTGTTGGCATCAACTTTAGTGCGCGCAGCGGCGGTTAGCCCATACTCAGTCATCATTTTGGTAATGTTGCTATAGGCGACATTCATTTGAGCTAGTGCTGGGTGACTTTTCATATTCTTATTACCAGCGCTTCCCTCAACTTCAACCAGGGTGCCCTCAGCTTGCACAATGGCACGCAGTCTTAAGTACATCGTTAGCTGGTCTGCTAACAGCGCAAAGCCCATAGCGTCAACACCTGTTCCGACACCCATTGAGTAGCAATGCGCTGCAACTTGGTCGTATAAAACATCTGTGATTGGGTCGTTTGAGGCCCAAACAGGCTTCTCTGGAATTCCTGCCGGGACACTTACTGAACTGGTTGCCCGGTCTTTGCGAAAGGTCCCTTCAAGTTTCTTAAGGGCCTCCGGTTTGCGTTTTCGTCCTGCCATTGGTGATTCCTCCTCAGGAGTCATTAGAACTAGTTCATTAAAGGCACATTGAGCTTTTAATGAATCAAATTAAGGGGCCTTTTGAGTGCAGGGAGACAGTCTGCTAGCCGTGAGGAGGTCGGCCGGGGCGCGAGAGGCCGTACTCGCAAACATTAGTCAAATAAAACTGATAGATCCGGTGGGGTCCAATCAGATGGCTTAGTGGCATCACCTTCAAGGCCTCGGCTAGGCTTTACGCCTCGCTTTTTGGCCATATTGGCTTGGTGCACTATCCCGATAGCACGATTGGCGTCGACACCCATTTGGTGCATGCCGCCTAGCGCGAAATAAACGAGATCAACCAGAGCATCTACCGTCTCGGGTGCATCTTGGTTGCTTATTGCCTGTTTTAACTCATTTAACTCCTCTTCAATAAAGACCGGAAGGTGGGTCTTAACCTTGTCGGGTATTGACCTTGCGGGCTTTGATGGAAATGGGTCATTTAGTACTGTTTCGTTGAATTCTCTTACTTTTGCAAATATATCCATGTATCTGCATCCTCCTCAGGATTTTTGTTTGAATGTGACAATATGCGTCCGGCTATAGGGCGCGCCTGTCGTAGGGGTGTTTCGCAGGTATTTGGGGGCCCCCTGGGCTCATATGGGGCCTCCAGAGGCTCGAGGCTGGTGCTTACATACCTGTGGGACGGTGCGCGACACGGGGCGATTGTGGAGCCCGTGTGCAATAGGTTTTGGTGATTGTGTATAGGCATGGCATAGGCCACATCTATAGTAGTATCAGGGGCTTATCTCTGGCGCTCTACACGCACGCGTGCCGTCTTAGCGTTGTGGCATGCGTGGCATAGCGCTTGCATGTTGCTCTGTACGTAGCCCAGCGCAGGGTTGTCACGGATCTCTACAATATGATCCACCACATCACACGCCCGCGCTATACCCTTCTCGAAGCAGTGTGCACACACAGGGTGGCGCCTACGGTATGCCACTGATGTAGCACGCCAGCGGCTGCTGTTATAGAAGGCCTCTAATTGCTTACGCTCAGCAGACCCTCTATATGTGGTACTACGCTGCTGGGTGTGCGCTGCACAGAGACTACTACCATGCACGAGCTCACTACAGCCGGGGTGCCTGCATGCGGTAGGGGCTGATCTGGCCACTACTGGTGGGCCTCCATATCGACCAGCATAGCTAGGCCTGCAGAAGCATGAAATAAATGAGGCTTTCCGCTTTCTTCGTCCAAAAGCTCGCCCATTTGAAAGGCTAATAAATGCCGCTGAATTGCTGAATATAATCGGGCAACATACTCGGCATCACCTTTGCCTTCTAGGTAGTTTTTTCGCCCGTATTTTTTGGCACCAAAAGTCAGCACATCGGCAGTGCCCAAAATGTAGCTTGGGCAAACTAAATCAACTGCTGGTTTTTCAGAATCAAACTTTTTAGCCTTTGTAGGCGTTAGTGTCCATTCGGGTGATTTTTGCTTATCAGACTCAAATGCGGCTCGGTTTGTTAGATTCCACATAGCTGGTGTTGCATCATTTATCGACACAATGACCTCCTCAGGTTATGTCAACTTAAAAAAAAACCCACACTGAATGTATGGGTTATGGGATTTGTGCGGGTTCACTGGTTAACCAATGACCCTTAGCGATTGAGATTAGGGTGCAGGGGGATCTTCTGGTAGGGATACAAAGCTCGCTCGAACTTTTGCCAGTCACCTAAATAGCCTGAAATGGCGTTTTCTCTCCATATAATGTAGTTTAATCGTTACACGGGCAGCTGTAGCCACTCCTCACGCTCCGGGTTGAACAAGCGTATACGTTTAGCCTTGCTGTCGTAATCGCCCTCACGCAAGATCCTGGCCATCTGTGCTTGCTCCAACCAGTTGTCTTGACCCTTTGCACGGTATGCTTCTTTGATCATTTCCCATGCGCTATCAAAGTCGAACTCTTCATAATGTTCGCCCTGGTCGTCCACTAGCACACGATAGAATGGCTTGAGTAGTTTCTCAGCACCCTTCGGCCCGCAGCCTTTAAGGCCCTTATAGCCATCCGTGGTGTCACCGATCAGCACTTGATACAGCCAGAACTTATCGGCAGCTGCTTGCGAAGTGTATTGGGGCCAGACCATTTCGTGCTGCCTTAAGTAGTGGCAGTCAGGCAGCGTGTACATATCTTTGTCAATCGAGACTATCACGCTGTTGGGGATCTTCCGGTGCAACATGTGAAAGACGTCATCGCCTTCAAGCCAATCGATTGAGATATGTTCGAACCGTGCTTCCAGGGCATCACGTAGCTCGCCGTAGCACACCGGTTTTGGTGTAGCCTTGCGATGCATCTTGTACTCAGGCATTACCAGCTTGCGCCAGTTGGTTGAGTTCTTAGGCGAATAGACCAGGATGACTTCCTCACAGCTAGCCTGTTCCATCTCTTTCTGGATCTGCCCCAGGGCGTCCTCAATGGCCCCAGAGATGTCTGTCCAGATAGTGTCACCGTAATCACGCTGCGCTGACGCAGCGGCTTGGTAGTTGATCACGTCAGCATCTAACAGTGCTACTTTTTTCATGGGACCACCCTCCAGTCTTGCAGGTACACTACGTAGTCCCACATTGATTCCTCGCAGCGCTCGCGTTTATTAGCCGAGCACCATTCTTTGTAGCTCATTACTTTTTGCATTTCGGCTCCTTTAGACAGCCACATCCAACTTTGGACGGCTGCTTTTTTCTAGGGACAGCCAAATCCAACTTTGGACTGGTGCTCCAACTTTGGACGGCTGCTTTTTTCTAGGGACAGCCAAATCCAACTTTGGACTGGTGCTCCAACTTTGGACGGCTGCTTTTTTCTAGGGACAGCCAAATCCAACTTTGGACTGGTGCTCCAACTTTGGACGGCTGCTTTTTTCTAAGGACGGCCAAATCCAACTTTGGACGGCTGCTTTTTTCTAGGGACAGTCACATCTAACTTTAGACTGGTGCTCCAAATTTAGTGTGTGGCAGCCCAGGAGTCTCCTACACCATACTCGCCATCTAGTTTGCACCGTAAGCATAAGAATTCTCCGGCTTGCGTGATGGCATCTGCGTAGGCCTGACCAAGCACCTCAGCGATCTCAGGGGCTGCAGACAGCTGAACTTCATCGTGGACCGTTGCGCAATAGTTCCAACCTATTGGCATCCAGTGCTCATCGACAAGGCCGAGCTTCGGAAGTATGTGAAAGTGGAATTGGTTTGTTGCTTCTTTCATAACAACCGCACCAGCACCTTGCAAAAGCGTGTTGAGGGCTGAGTGCTGGCCGTTTGTAGCGATCTTCCTGCCATCTAAGCCCTTCAGCCACTTCTGCTTTTTGTCGCGGTCCTGGCAGACCTCAATTAGCTTATCCAGGCCCGTGATACCTTTAAGCAGCGAGTTCCGAATCTTCTTGCCGTTCGGTCGCGTGATTGCCATCGGTTTGAGCCCCGCGTTCTTAGCATCAGTTGCATGCACATCAGCGAGCTTTACATCACCAGCCCCATACAAGAACGCGTAGATGAGGGTTTTGGCAGAGTCACGACTGTTTAAGCCTGCTAGCTTTTGCGTGCGAGTGTGTGCATCCGTACCTTCAGAAGCCGTACCAGATATCACAGCCTTGGCATACTCGCCCCCATCCCATATAGCTAGATAGTGCGCAAGCATTCGAAGCTCTAGCCCGGAGGCATCACAGCCCACAAGTTTGTGCCCGTGATCCGGCACCCACACCTGACGCATTCGGATGTCTTTCTTATCCACTTGGCCCATGTTGGGATTAAAGTGGCTCATGCGATGCGTGCGGCAGCCCACAGACTTTACCCGCCCGTGCACCCGCCCATCTTTCTCCAACTTGAGCCACGCGTTCTTGCCACCAGCCAACTGCGACAGCTGCTTCTCTACCCGAAACAGCCGTTTTAAAGGTTCAGCTTCAGGCACTCGAAGATTGGCCAGTACCGACTCATCGATCTGGGGTACCCCGCTCGGAGTGAACTTGCTAGGTTTCCAAGCAGGGTACTTACTGGTCAATCGACGTACAATTTGCAGCCTAGATCCAGCGTTAAACACTTCGCACTTTATTTTGGTGTACGGAGCGCCTTTAGTGATCCCACGTGACTTGTTCTGGACCTTTGGGTCAGCAACCTTGATGTTTGCCCAGCGATGTTCGTTATGGTCCCATGTGGCTCCATCTGGGATGTACTGTGGTGGGAACGTATCACCCATATCACGATCAAGCAGCACTGCCTCCTCAGTCAGTACGCTTTCAAGCTCGCGTGCTTTATCCAGGTCGAGCCTAAACCCGTGAGCCTGCTGTAATGCAAGAGCCCAGCACGTTTGGTGCTCATTGACGATTGAGGGCCTCCAGTCGATGTTTTCGTGCACAAGGTCATGCTTCATCTGCGCCTGCAATTTGTGGTAGATCTTCATATTGATCTCCACATCGCGCTCGCAATACAGGAACATTTCTTTGAACTGTTGCTCGCGTGTTTTTCCGTCTTCCAGCTGCATGGTGAAGTTCGTAAAGTCACCCTTCTCAGCCCCAAACTCTTGGCCGTATGCTTTGATGGCATGTGAGCGTCGTTCTGGCTCAATTAGGGCTGCTACAACGATTGAATCCCAAAGCTGCTCAAACCTTAGAGTGTTGGGATAAAGTTTGTGCAGGGCCCAATAGTCAAACCCAATGAGGTTGTGCGCGACTACTCTGTCAGCTGCAACCAGACGCTCAATACCTGTTTGCAATGATGGGTAGTCATCATCATAATCAGTATAGGTTTGTATTTCGCCCGTCACCGGATCGCCGATGCCACAGGACCAAATGGTCGTCATGCTATCGACAAAACCATCTGTTTCTAAGTCAAAAATCAGGGTCTTCATGAGCTCCTCCGTTAAGGTCTCTCGTAAACAATAAAGCGGTATGGTATTTTTTGAGGTTTAGCAGGCATGGTCACTTTGGTAGCACGCCACTTGTTCTTGTTCCAAGCTGGGAAAAACGCATCTGCATCAGTCACCTTTGTTTGCACTTCAGTGAGGTACAGCTTGTCAACGTACGGGAGTGCATCGGTGTAGACCTGTTGGCCTCCAATGACTATTACCTCGGCGACATCCTCCGCTATTGCTATCGCGTGGTGCATGTTGCGAGCAACCAGGACACCAGGATGGCTCCAGTCAGGGTTGCGGGTCAGTACAATATGAATGCGCCCGGGGAGAACCCGACCAATAGATTCAAATGTCTTGCGCCCCATCAGGATGGGTTTGCCCATTGTTACTGCTTTGAAATACTCCAGATCTTCTGGGATGTGCCAGGGCAACGCGCCCTGCTTACCGATTACATTGTCAGCATTTACAGCTGCAATTATTGATAGCTTCATTAGTGTCTCCAAATAAAAAAGGGGCCTTGCGACCCCTGATGGTTTAACCTCCGATGTCAACAAGCTCGCAGCTGTCACCGCTACATGCCATGGTCTGGCTGCTCACTGTTGTATCTTCTTTTTCAAACTCCTGTAGCCCCGTCCAGTCGATAGCCGTAGGCATATCAGCAAATGCTGCTTCGTATGCTTCTGCGGTAATCTCTTGGTAAGGAGCTTGCTTGTAGGTGTGGTCCGAATGCGGCAGGAATGACACACCTGAGACCTCATCAAAGTGCTTATAAACCCAAGCGCCAACATCAAGCCACTCCTCATTGCGGACTGTGATGGTCACCGAAGGCTTGTGCTCACACCAATGGCGCTGGTACATCAGCCAAATTTCTAGCTGCTGAATAGCGTTGATGTCATCACGGGTCACTGCGCCCTCAGGTGCTTTGGTTGGGAAGCTAAAGACCGTTGTTGTGTTGCCCCGGTACGCGCATGGCTCACTTGGTATGCCCTTAGCCTGGAGGAACTGCGTTAGTGGATCCTTGTTATCACCGCGCACAGTCCTGATATAGTACTCAGAATGGCGTGTATGAATCCCGGATGCTGAATCGACCAGTTGGGAAACTGTGCCCGATGGCTTCACAGCGGTGATGGCTGTTGAGACTTCGACGCCTAGGTTTTCGGCCCAGAGCTCATTAGTATCAATAGCAACCTGTTTAAGGCGCTCCAGGATCCCGGCAGCATCAGGTCCAGTAGAAACCTGATAGTTGTCCATGATGCCTGTCATCGATACACCCAGCAGCCTTTCCTCTGACGTGTTGTTTTCCCAGAGCTTTCTTAAGTATGGGAATTTGGTGTAGGTTGATTGGATTGTGCCCAGGATAGACGCCACTCGAACCTTTTGCTCAAGCGATGCTTCAGTGTCATCAGCCCGGATCACAACCTCGGTTAGGTTGCAAAACTGGTACGGGCGCAAAATGATTTCGCTGCACGGATTGGTGCCAAAGTCGCGTGAGGCGTCCCTGCGGCCGTTCTTACCAGCCTGCTTCTGTGAGGCTATGCGTGAAAATATGCCACGCTCGCCAGACTTAGATTCAACCAGGGCAGACCACTCACGCAGGAACGTTTCAACATCAGGCTTCTCGGTGTATGCCACTGAGTTGTTTGCTAGCCCTCGTTGCGGCTCCATGTCGTACCAGTTGCCAGACTTAGCATGACGCATGCGGTCATCGGACAGGTTAGACAGACTAATCATGGCTGAACGCCTAACGCCACCAGCTACAACCACCTCACCGATTTTGCACATGATGTCATGGCACTGGAGCGAGGACAGGCGACCGCCTGCTGCTGCTTTGAAGGTTTCACAAACAAAGGCAAATAGCTCTTCCAGGGGTGCAGGTCCGCTTGCACGGCCACCAAAGGTTTTGAGCTTTGTGCCTGCTGCGCGTACCCGGGAGACATCCCAAACTGGGACTTCACCAGACCACAACAGCGACATCAATTGGCGCAAGGCTTTTGCCCAGCCTTCTTTGCTATCACGTACCACAATCGTGGTCATGCTGGGAAATAACTCATCAGGCACATCAGGCAGCTTTGAGACATACTGCCGCTCGACAGAGAAGCCCACCCCCGTACCACACAACAGGATAAACATTGCTTCATCAAATGACTTTGGGTCATCGACAGGCAAATAGCTGCAGTTATAGGCACAGGTGTTATCGCGATCCATTGCGGGGCCTGCAGACATCAGGGCACGCATTGAGGGCATAACCTTTAGTTCAAGTATGCTAGTTCTTATTTCTTGGTATGTATCGGGATCAACTTTTTTGGCAACTACGTTGATCATGTAGCGGTCAACGGTTTCTTCCCAAGTCTCCCGGCGTGCTTCCTCAGGCAACCAGCGGGCATATCGGCTTAGGGCTATATATTTTTGGTACTCAGTCATCGTCTCGCTCATGTCTCTTTATTCCTTAAATGTCTGTAATTGAATCCCACGGCAGAGTGCTCGCAGCTTCGGTTGGGGTTTGGTTTGGTTCGTGGTCAACAGGATTCATGCGCCCTGTTTCAACGTTGTATTTAAGATGTCCTGCTGGTCCGACTTGCCCAAATGGGCGGTTTTTCAATAGCCTGAGTTTTGCGACATCAGAGTCGTCTTCCGCTTGCTGGTCTCGCTCGATACCAATGACGATATCGCTGAGCTGCTCTAACGCTGCACTCCCCCGCAAATCCGTGAGGGAAATAGAGCCACCTTCGTTGTAGCTTTTATTTTTGTCGCCTCGCTTAATGTGGCTGACTGCAATAACACCAGCGCCTGTGTTCTCAACCATCTGCCGCAGCTTGGTCATTAGCATGTCTAGGCTTTTGCGCTCGTCGTCAGTGCCACCTGATACCACCATGGACACATGGTCTAAAACGATAAAGTCGCACTCGAGCCCGACAGCCAGATACCGCATTTTGCCAATCAGCTTGTCGACCTCTGACGAGCCAAATGAGTCATAGAACGCAGCAGGCTCAACGACCTTTGAGTAAGATGCTTCCCACTGTTCCTGGGTCAGGATGCTGGACTCTTCCATCAAGTCACCCAGGGGCACGTTGTTATCCAGGGCAACCATTGCCTGCGCAGTTTTAGACACAGACTCTTCAAGCATCACATAGCCAACTTTCTGGCCGTGCTCAGTTGCAAGGTGGTAACCCAGTTCTCGGGTGAATGACGACTTGCCAATACCAGAACCTGCACAGACCATAACGAGCTCACGCTTTCGCAATCCTCGGATCATCTTGTTGAGCTGTAGATATGGAATGCAGCAGCCTTTCGGTGTGACGGCCTGGAGCTCAGCGATTGTCAGGTCGCTGCCCAGCACGATTCCCTCAGGGCTATAGGACTTGGCGTTGTAGACGCTATTTTTGAGCTCTTTAATTAACCCAGCTACCAGCATCTCGTTGGCATCTTTTAAGCTCAGCTGCACAATTTTGGCTTTGCCGGGTGAAAGTAGCTCAGCGCACTCTCGTGCACTTTCCTGCCCAGGTTCATCCATATCAAACATGAAGCAGACCTCGTCGAAGCTATCAACAAACTCGAGGTTCCTGCGAATGGCCTTAGCAGCGCCTGCAGCCCCGTTAGGTAGTGAGACCACTTCCCAGCTAGGTGCAACCGTTGCGTAGCTCAAGGCATCAAGCTCGCCTTCGGTAATAACCAAACGCTTGCCGCCACTCTTGAACTTATGTTGGAAGACCAGTCCGCCCTGCTTCAAGTCGCCAATGACACGGAAGTCTTTCCCAGGGAGCCGGATCTTCTGGGCAACCAGTCGACCCTTGTCGTCATGAATTGGGGCGATGTGACACTTTTGTCCCTGATAGACGCCAACCATGTAGCCCATAGTTTTGCAGACGGTAGCTTTGATTTGGCGTTTTACTAGATCTAAGTACTCGCCCTGTATAAACCCCCGGTCTGGGAAGGTCTCGGTGACTAGGGCAACTTTAGGCTCTGGGCTGTCTTGGCTAGGACCCTTGTAAGCGGTGCAAGCAAAGCAGTATTGGTGTCCGTCATCATAGAGACTATTCGCATCGGAAGACCCACAGGCTTCACAGTCGATATGCTCTACAAATGCACTTTCTTTTTGTTCCATTGTGGCCTCCTCAGGTCTAATGAATTGGTGGCTCCGGATTAGTCCATTCGTCACGCTCGGCAAACTCGGCGTTGCGCCACCGGGCAAACTCCGCAAGAGGCACAACCTCGTCATTGCCTTCATCTTTGAGGTGCTGACAAAAATCGAGATAGTCCTCAAGCAGGTCACTTGACTCACAAGCCAACTCGGCAAGGCTCATTTCTATTTGCTGTTTCATATTGATATTCCTAACTTTATGGCTGGTTGATGGGTGTAGTTGGTTATGTGGATATGCTCGGGGGCGACTTGTACAGTCGCTGTTTGATCGATAGTCACGCTACATGGCGGGCACAGGTCTCGCTCTGCAATAACCAGAGCCTGCTCCAGGTGGTTGTTGTAAATGTGCGTGTCCCCTGTTTGGAACGTGAGGTCCCCGGCGATGAGCCCGACTTCAGCTGCGATGAGCTTAAGCAGCATTGCGTGCAGGAAGACGTCACTGGGCAGCCCGATACAAATGTCGACTGATCTCATTAAGCAGATCATGTCCAGGACACCATCAGACACAAACAGCTGGAACGCATGAAAGCATGGCGGTAGTGCCATGTCGTCAAGCTCGATAGGGTTCCATGCGGATACCAAATGTCTGCGCGAGTACGGGTTAGACTTTAGGTTTGAAATTACGCCGCGCAACTGGTCACACTCTTGGCCGTTAAACTCTCGCCACTGCGCGCCATAAATGGGCCCAAGGTCGTACTCGGGGTCAGCATCTTCAATAGCAAAGCCATCCCAGTAGTTGCAGCCCCAAGATTTGAGCTCTTCAACCGAGGTTGCGCCTCTGACAAATGCGCACAGCTCCCCAATGACGCCCTTTGTGTAGATCTTACGATTGGTGAACAATGGGAAGTTATTGGCAACATCTTCAAAGACTATCTGTCGACCAAAAACGGCAGTGGTTCCTGTGCCTGTCCGGTCAGGACGGTTGATGCCATTTTGTAAGACATCCAATATCAAGGCTTGGTAGCCACTTTCGTTTTTGTACATGATGGACTCCTCAGTCTGGTTTACGGGTTTTTGCTGCCCTATTACAAATGTCACGAAGCTCGTCGTCAGTGAGGTCAACTTCGGTATCGGCGGGAAGCGTGATGGACATGATTTCGACGCTCGCCATCCATGCGCCGGCTTTAGCCAACAAAGCGCCTAGGGTGGCAAAGCAAAATCCACATAAAATCAATGCGTAGCCCAGCAGCTTGGCGGGTAGCGATGCGATAGAGACAAGAAGGCTACGCATTTTCAAGCGCCTCCTTTTTGATTTTGCGATCACAATTTTTTGAGTCCAGGCAGTGGTAGCGCGCGTAGCGCTGGCCCGACAAATCCTTTTTGAACTCGGTGATGATTCGAAGGCCTTGAGCACGCAAGCGCACAATGTTCGACGTGATGCTTCGGGTCTTGTAGATCGTTTGAGCCTCAACGCCTGTTATCGAACCGACTTCCAAGAGGTGCCGGGTAAGCATTTCGTCTTGGCTTGTTTTTGGTGCGGGATGGGTGATAGCCATAGGGTGGTTCTCTTATGTAAGTGGGGTAACAGCTGCAACAAAGGCACAGGCAATAGCCAGCCCAAACAGGGTGGCAATTACTCGGCTCGCTTTGGCAGCGCGCGGGTAACGGTGTTTCAATTAGGTTTCCTGAAGTTCGTAGAAATATAAGTTGATGGCAGGTTGCTCATCTTCTAAGGGATCGGCGTAGCGTTTGACGCATTGGCAGGAGACAACTTGAACGTCGTCGTGCCAAAAGTTTCCTGATTTGGTCATGCAGTCCATGGGACCCTTAGCATAGTTGTCAACATCGCCGCGAGGGTGTAGCAGCTTCCCGGTCTTAGGCTTTTCACAGACAACCTCAATAAAGATTACTACTGGGCCATAAATCGGGGGGAAGGAGTTGTAGGCATTTGCATACGGTTGGCTTGCATTACGAAATTCTGTGTAGGGCTTTCCGTAATAGACTCCCCACTTCGAGACTCGGGGCCTTGAAGCGGGGCGTGGTGTGACTGGGAGAACAAACAGACGAACATCATCTGACTGCTCTCTCATTTTCTCAACCGCATCCGCTACTATTAGCCGGACGCCTGATGTCATAGGTCGTCGATGTCAATGGCAGAGCCCTTAGTGACTGGGGGCGCGGTAGCGCTCGGGGCGTCATCTTCCATGCCTTCAGCACTGAAGCCTTCATCAACACCAAATAATGAAGCAGCGCTTGAGCCACCACCACCACTATTATTTTTCGATATGAGCTTGACCATATCCAAATAAAACGAAACGCCTTTCTGCGCGCCGTTATAGGCCTTTGCAGCTGCGGCCACTCGGACCTCATCCCCAGACATAATTACAACAGACTCCGGCAGCGCCATGTTCTTTGCGTCAACGCAGCCAGGTTTACGAGTGGACTTGAACGTCGCGTAAACTTTCCCGGCAAACTGTTCCTTGTTGTTAGCATCGCCATCTTTCAATGGGTTATTAAAGCCAGCTGGCAAGGCATCGCCAAACTCGCGCTCAGCCGCGTCTTTAATTACGGCTTTTAGTTGCTTCACAAAGGGATCATCCTTCATCCAAGCAACAGTGACTTTATATTTACCGTCGGAAAACTCAGAGCCTTCATCAGGTTTGTTTAGCCAAGCGTAATTAGCTACTCCGCTTGTGCTGGTAAAATTTACATATAATGATTTCTTAGTGGACATTGAGAATTCTCCTCATGGATGTCATTAGGGGTTTTAAAAGTTGGATTAGGTCAAATAGCAATACAGAGCCCAGACAATCAGGGCGAGTATTAGCCAGTGGGTGTCTTCCTCGCCCCTCATGACTTAAAGAACTCAACGCTGCCATCAGGTCTAACTAGATAAAATCCTGTGTTGGGTTTGTTGAGTGATTCAACATAAGTGCTAAGAGAGGTCAGACCTGTCAGACGATCGACATTCAGATCAATCATCTCGAGGGCTAGATAAGGGTCACGGTGGTTGACGTACATATACTGCTCCTGATTGGATTGGTTGGGGGTTGGTTGTGATTACTGTCAGGTGTATGCGGAAAGGGTCTTCCATATAACGTAGCTTTATCGTTACATGTCCCTTGTCATGCTTAGCTTGTATGACGGGATGTACGAACGGTCTTTCATATAATGTAGGTTAATCGTTACATCCCTCTGTCTAAGACGGTGGGTTTCTTACAGGTACAAAAAAGCCCCAATTAAGGGGCTTATAGATGTAGCTAGATTTAGTTAGTAGGGGGGTGGTTTAACTCCGAAGGCATTCACTATGATTTTTTCAACATTATCTTCACAAACAATTTCATCGTAGTGATTCCATCGAACATCAGCCATAGTTTTGGCCTCTGTAATCGTATGGGCTTCAATATAGTCAATTGTCGTGTTTGAGTATTTCACATAATAAACTTTAATCATTATTCAACTCCCAACGTTTTTAACACTTTTTCGTAGGTCTCTTGGCCGCTTGAGCTCATACGATCAGCTTCCCATTCAAGATCCAATATAAGATCAAGCAATGCTTGGGTCTTTTTAACACCAATTGCTTTGGCAATTTCATCTATCATCTTCATAATGTTTTCCTCGTGATTAAGTTACTGAATTTTTCTGACCAAAAAGCCGCAATGAAGCGGCTTAAAGGGGGGAGAACTTGAGGGTAACTTACCAGCACAAATCCTTCTTTTGAGTGTTGAGCTCGTGTAGCCGCTCTTGTAAGTCAAACATTGCATGAGTGTTCCAGTACTTTGGGTGTGGTTCCATTAACTCTTTTAACTCAGCTTCTATAATGCAAATGCTTTGGTTTATGTTTTCAATTGCCATTTCTAACTCAGTATCCATATTGTCAAGTGTAATCATGATTGTTTCCTTGTGGTTCGTTGCTTAGTTGATACATCTATTATGTCGAGTAGTACCCCCTTCGTACACTAAAAAACGAGCTAACTCATTGTTTTTTCTGCATTTAATTGCCTAAAAATGCCTTAAAAAGGTTCGCGAGGGTCTAGTAACACGACATAATGTATCTATTAATTAAGAAGTTACTATATATAACCACAAAGGCAACCACAATGATCAACTTACGATTCTTAAATATTAAAAACGAATTTGAATATGTTTCTTTCGAGAACTACAAAATGATGTCGGCATACGCAAAGATCCATAGACAGTCTCCAACTCAAATTTATAACACTGGTCGTAAGCCAACTGATCCAAGGTACTCAGCACCTCTTGCACCAATGTTTTTTGAAAGAATTACTAAGAAAACTATTAAAGTTGCTAAAAAGCCAGTCGCTAAAGCCGTTAACGAAATCACTTACGAAGACATTAAAAAAGAAAGTGCGTATCAAAATGATAGAGGTTGTTGTTCAGTTATTTCAATGGCAACTGCAATGAATGTACCTTTTACTAAAGCTCAAAGCTATTTACAAAGATCCGGTCGTCAAGTAAATAAAGGCGCTTCAATGACTCAAATTGCAATTGCTTACAGACTAAGTGGTCATGAGCTAACCCTAGCAAAAAACTACTTGCTTGAAAAAAGACCCACTATTTCTCAAGTTTGTCGTATGTTTTCTAAAGGCACTTTTGTGTTAAGTATTCGTGGTCATATCCTTACTATTAAAAATGGCGTTCCACAAGATTGGACAAAGCCAAATTCACGTCATCACGTAATTAAAGTCTTTACAGTTGAACAACGACGACGAGCGGATGGCAGCCTATGTAAGCCTGTGTAAATCTTAAAGGCAAAAAAAGACCCCCTCAGAGCAATCTAAGGGGGTTTTTTTTCGCACCGTGTGCGCGTGGTTTTATAGCGGCAAGGTGTTTGCCTTGAATCATTTACACACGGCTGCATAATCTTCTAAGTTATCTGAGCCACATAGCTCACAATGAGGATAGTGAGACTCTTCCCACACAGTCTGATCGCCAATATCATAGCTATCGACTTCTTTTACGTAGTAAACGTCCGCTTCCATAAGGTCAGCTTTGCAACTATTGCAAGTGTAAATGTAATTTGGGGTGGTTTGCTTGCCAAAAATCTTGTCCCAATTGTCTTCAAATTGGGCTTGATTGGTGGTGCGTTGAGCGGAACCTTTGCCGCCATGAGTTTGTCCGTGCATTAATCGCACTCCAGGTTAATAAAGGATGGGGTTGGTCTTTTGGTATAGCGAGCAATTGATGATTTTTCCGCTGCGTAATATTGGCGATATGCTTCGATAGTTGCACCCCAGTCTCGGCTGCTTTCACATTCGACTTTGTAGTCATCAGGCATACACTGTGGAGGGACACAAAACCCGGCATCAACTGGAAGATTAGTAGGGGCATGCCGGCGAAACGCTTCGCGAAATTTAGTGTCGGACAGGTGCACTTTTTTGTAGCGAAAAGTGTACTCGTCACATAAGGCTTCAAAGTGAGCAACAGCCCAACGATAATTTGGCCAGGATTTCCGCAGCCACACGGCCGATGGATGGTTCACATGTGTTTTTTTATAAAGCAGCTCTTCAGATATTTTGGAGCCTAGTTCACGGTGAGCTGTTGACAGCATTTGTGCTGTTTCTAAGATCATTTTCACAACGTGTTTATCGCATTGCAGCTTTGCAGCTTCGATAGGGTTTGCAGATAAAGCGAATATATTCATAATTGACTCCTCAGTCATATTTCAAATAGCAAAAAGCCGCAATTAAGCGGCTTTGGCGTCTTCCATATAACGTAGGTTAATCGTTACCCATAAAGATCGGCATTAACTTGGTACCGTTTGGTGATTTCATTTGATACCTCAACAAACTCACGATGGAGTTCAATCAAAGTGTCGTTTAAATCATTAAGAAGTCGGCCGTGCGTGTCGATTGAAAGACCATTTTGCATGCTAGTGCCACAGTTAGTCATCGATGTGGCACGATTAAGTAAACTTTTGCGAGCTCTTTTTAGCTCAAGTTTAAGGTTACTGCGTACTTCGTACAGACTGTTGATAGTTACGTTAGTTAAATCGCGCATAAAGTAGTCCTCTAATAGTTTATTTTGTACTTCTACCAAAAAGCCCCAATTAAGGGGCAAGGGGGGAGACTTTTGGGGCCCGAAGGGGCAGCTAAATTAAAGCTCAATAATAGGTGACATAGAGTGGCTGCCAAAAGGCATAAAGAACTCGCCATTGTGATTGTGAATCTTAGCTCTCTTAGTTTCTTTAGTGTGCGGGTGGATAAAGGTTACAGTCTTCTCTGTGCGCTTAATTACAGTTACTTCGAAAGTGCTATCGTAGTTAGAGGTAAAACGGCCTATGTATGTTTTCATGATTGTTTCCTTTCGTTTCGTTATTTGATGTAAACATTATGTCGCCTTCCCTGGCGCACGTACACTTAAATGCTAACTATATACTATTTAATTCACAGTTACTGTACTTCATGAGAAAAAATAAGGGGCGTCAACAATCTCGGACATCTCGTACTTACCATGGGCCGGTGGTTTTCTAAGTGGAACCTCAGTTTGGGCCTGCACGTAAGCGTGAAACTCTGCAAGGTTGTCATGGCTAAAGATCTCAAAAGCAACCTGTCGCAGCACACTGTGTAAGAGCCCTATTTCGCTGGCGTGCATACCATAGCTATCGTGAATCATGGCAAAGTCCGTGTGGCCCAGGGCGGCGAGCTTTTCAACCGTCATCTGTAGCATTGCAGCATCAAAGCTATGAATGACATTAGGTGCTGACGACTGATACTGCTTCTGTGCGTCCATGCCCATTGCCTTATCTTCAGCCCAAAGCACGACCGTACCAAAAACAGTTTGAATGCGTTTGTCAGCCTGTTTGTAGTAGGCCTGAGTAACCTTAAGCCCCATTGGTGTATACCATGATAGTGGCAGCTGCTGCTCTGATAGCTTCGCAGCGGTGTCCTGAATGTAGCCCATGATTTCAACAGCCTTGCCATTAACTTCAGCCATCGCTTCTAAAATGCAATCCTTCATGTAATCGGATGCTGTTAGCCGCGACACATCACCAAGGTCGTTGCAATGCTTGTCTCCAACCAGCTGCTTTGCAATACCACGAGCCGTCACGCCATAGGGCGTAGTCATCACGGCACGCTTCACGACCTTGCGAGCTTTTCCAGGTGCATTGTGCAGACGTGCGTACCATTCTTCTGCTGTTGAATTTGTAAAACGATCCCGTGCACAAATCTCAAGGACCTTAGCGGCAACCTCAGAATAAAGGTCAAAGCGTTGGTCGATTGCCCGGCAGTTTGTTTTCTCTGCGCCTACATTGTCACGGCCCAAAAGGCTTAATAGTTGGATTCCGTTACAAGTCCCATCCATTGCCACAGGAATGCGTGAAATATAGTTGCAAGGTTGTGCTACTTCATGGGCGTCAGTAAGCTCTTTTGCAGCAGCTAAAAACATGAGGGGCTCATTGGCCTCAGACCAAAACGTGTGAGTGAGCGGGTCAATACTACTTTCGGCCATGTTTTCCAGGTTAGCTTCAGTCCATGCAACACGCTCTGCAAGACTCAACTTGTCCTTGCCATAAGTATTTGCTGCATGCACCTTTAACCAATACAAACCATCTTCACCCAAAGCCCTACCTTCAGCAAAGCACAGCAGCGACTTGGCCACCTGATCACCCTGGGGGGTAAGCTCCTGAGGCATTGGATAAATTCTCCCACGAAAATCAGCAAAATGTGGAAAGTAGAACTTGTCATGCTGGAGTAGCTTTCGGGCAATCACTAGCTTTCTTGCAAAGGCGCCATGACGACCTCGCTGGCTAGCGATTTCTTCAAGTATTGCAGAGCGCTCTTGGTGATAAGCTTTTCGAGCTTCAGGCGTCATTGCGTTGTAGTCAGCTTCAGCCATGTGTGGAGCTTCCAACGCGCATACAACGGGCACCTCTCCGAGCGGCTGCTTAGTGCCTACAATCATGTCGATCACCATGCACATATAGGGGTTGATTGCCCATGCTGTATTTTGAACCGCCGTGATTGAGTCTAAAAACCGCTGTGAGGTGGCATTCGGATCGTCAGCAGTATGCTTTGACACTCGTTGACTAAACAGGGGCTGCTTTATGTGGTGGTAGCCACCGACAACTTGCCCATCTTCGTAGTGCCATTCCAATGGCTGTATAAGAGTAGGGAGAAGTGCCGGGGTGTTAAGCTCTGCCCCGTCATTCAGCGACTGCACTTGGACCCAGGCTGCTTCGGTAAGGTTCAAAAGCCTTTGCTTTTTGCCTTTGATCATTACCATCTTGTAGCTAAAGACATCAGGATTGCAGTCCACCATGATCTCAATGAGCTTCATGCCGATCACAACCTGATCTGCTCCCCACTCAATGTTGGTATAGGTGTCAAACTTTGAGCGCCATCTAGCGAGCTTTGGCCGTGTTACGTTACCCTTGGCCCTTTCGATTAGTATCTCTGCAAATGACTTGACGTACTCCTCGCCCTCTTCACAGGTTGCATTGTGCTCTTTAACCTTAGCCCGTTCGTTTTTCTTCCAATTCTCAAACATAAGCTGCTGTCTCAAAGCTGCCCCAACATTGTTCGCCAAGGTTGTAAGGGTCAACATATTATCAGGTGAGGTGGAGTGCTTAATAGCCTGTGAAACTACAATTACGGCTGCCTGTTCGGCCTTCACCATACCAATTAAAAATAACCAGTTTGGTGTGTTGCCTGCCTTGCCACTCATAAGAGTTGTCTCGACGTCCTTATAAGCGGCCTTGATGCCAGTCACCGTGTTGGGCGTTGCGCTTTGTATTAGCCGCATCCCGCCCTTGGTATCATTCGGAGATTTATCTGCCAGGGCCTCGCGGTACCGTCGGACCCCCTCTTCGATTTGGTGGTTTTCCCAGAGTACTTCTTTTATTAGGTCTTCATTGCTATGCTGCTTCATGGTATTCCTCGCTTGTTGGTTTTAATAGGTAAAACGGTTCTTACAGGCACGCGAGAGCGCACCAACTGTGTCCAGTTTGTGTCCGATTTAAGTCTAGTATTAGCTTGGTGGTGCGCGAGAACCGCGCGGAGAAAGGCTGAAAGCCTTATATGGCGTGACTTTGAGTATTGCGTAACTTAGTGACGTACAACTGTTAATCATTAGAGTCTCAGAGGTGGTCTTAGTTAGAGGGGCTTGAAACGTATGCATAGCAAGAGTTTCAGGCTTTTTGTAGAAAGGTTGATAGATACAAAGTTGCGCATGTGTGTCCGCTTTGTGTCCTTTTTGAGTAATTCCGACATAGCTCAGTTGGTAGAGCAACGGACTGTTAATCCGTGGGTCCCTGGTTCGAGCCCAGGTGTCGGAGCCACTTAGCTCTAAAGGGTGCATTTGTTTTTCCTAAAATCTCCATGGTGAATAGTAGCGGGGACACGCACCTCTAGTATTCCCCATAGTTTCTCATCTTCGGCTTGCGATAGCTGCAGCAGTGTCAACTCCTCTGGCAGCTTGGTGGCCAAAGCCTTCTTAACAATAGATAGCACTTCACACATATCCACGTTCCTCTGGTTCAGTTAGCCACCAGATCATGTCTGATCCTTGCTCTCCACTTTGCTTTTCCATAAATTGTCCCTTAATCATAAGTGAGTAATAGTGTAAGGGGACATAATAGACTTACTGTACACGTATGTACACAGTTTTTACTAAGTATTAAATTTAATTGCGAATAAAATTTATCTGCAAGTAAAATTAGTGGTAATTGACGGTATTAAAAAGCCGCAATTAAGCGGCTTCAACGTCTTCATATAATGTAGGTTAATCGTTCAGGTGCTGTTAAGCGCGCTTAAAACTTGGGCGCCAATGTCAGCCGTGGCCAAGTGCGCATATTTTTGGGTTTGTATTGGGGATGCATGGCCTAGCATGATTTGAACTTGATACAGCGTTAAACCAGCAAGGACCAATCGAGTGGCATAGGTGTCCCGTAAACTATGGGCTGTCAGCGTGCCAAACTTTTTAGTGACTTCAGGGGCATTTAAGCCTGCCCGGTTTGCAGCTTGGCGTATGCCCTTGGTGGCGCATGTACGATGTGCATTGGGTATTGTGTTATGTGGAAACACATAAAGGCTTTTGTTAGCCCGCCGGGCAAGCAGCTCGCGCACTCGAGGCGTTAAAGGCAGAACAGTGCGATTGCCAGTTTTGCCACGGTAAACAAGGGCGCCCTGGTCGTCCACGTCACTCCACATTAAGCTGACGCACTCGCTTATGCGCATGCCAGTGTCCACCAGTACAATAATAAGGTCTTTTAGTTCTTGTGACTTACAAACGCCAAGCAGCTTAGCCTCCTCGCCCTCCCTTAGATACCGAAATTTAGGCGTGGTCTTTAGCTTCTTTACCTTAAACGTTGGTGCTTGCACTCCCCAACTCTCAGCCCTGTTTTTCATAGTGACTAGGGCCGTTGTTAGATGGTTGATTGAGGTGTTTGCCAAATGGGCTTTGCTGCTTTGCAGTCTAGCTAGCTCTTTTGAGCACAAAGTTTCAAAGGGAGTGTTGCGCTCCCACAGACTGCCATCACAAATGTGTGAGACGTTCCATATTGCGTTCTTGTGGCTGGCAAGTGATTTGCGCCGCTGCTCTGTTACATACCTATCGCAAGCCTCACCTAAGGTAATGCACGGGTCTTTGTTAAAGTTGCGTGCGTCATCAACTTGCTGTTGTTTATAGGCAGCCAAAAGTCGTGCTTCTTTTTTAACAGTAGTCCTGGCGGAATAGCGCTTTTTACCATCAGGGGTCGATAGCTCATACTGCCACTGCTGACTTCCTGGGCGTCTAAAAAGGCGCATCAGGTGAAGTCACTAAGAGACAACAGCTCGTTGCCAAACAGTGCCCTGTACGTGTGTGGGTCATAATATTGTGTCAGCTTTCGAACAAACAGCGCCGGATCAACACCCAGAGTTTTAGCGTAAGCAGCATATTGCTCAGGTGGAACCCGTGCTGCGCCACTTTCAATCTGGCTGATCATTGTGTAATAGCGTAGGCCTAAAGCCTCAGCAACATCCCGTTGTGTCAGCTGCGTCTGAGTGCGCAGCGCTTTCAAAAAGACGCCTGCGTTACTTCGTAAAGCCAGCGACTCCTCATTTCTTTTGCCTTGCTTGTGCATGACAGATCTCCTCTTCTTTCAAATGTTCTATAATTTTATGTTATAGAGTCGCTGTTGTACATAGGCCCGTACGCAAAAAAAAACCCTCCGAAGAGGGCTTAACTACAAAATGATTTTTATAAGATTTATTAATGATGCGCTGTTTTGATAACCAAGGTTGGCAAGTTGCAGCGCAATAATGATTTTGAGGTATTTGTGGCTAGTTTTGATGCCACTGGTAATAGCTGCGGCCGCGCTATTCAACTCGTATCTGGCTTCTAATTTGTCCTTTAACGAGTAACTATTTTGCCTCTCTATTTTCTCAAGTAGATTGGCGTACTGATTTGGCATGGAAGCCTCCTACTTAATGTTGCGCTATTTTGAGCCAAAAGCTTTAACGGATCGAAGGCCAAACGTTGCCGCCACACACCCCATAAAGCACCATTGGTACCAGTCTGGCAGCGTACTCATAACCTCAAAGGCAAGCTCAACCTGGGCAATCATGGTTTGGTCGCCCCAGACAGCCGCATAAAATATGACGCCTAAAGGAATAGTTAACACAATTGTCAAAAACTCATCTTTGAGTGAGGTGGACATGTCGTTGGCACTAGCTACATCCGCAGACCTTTCGCCGGCTAAAATTGCCAGATCTCTAGTAAGCTTGGCATCGCTCTTCTTTTCGCGATTATTAAGCCACTTGGTACCTAGCTTCGTTAGGGCTTTAAATGCTAAAGACCACATATAGATTTTTCCTAAATTTTGTTGTTGTACATTACATCAGCAAGCGTAAGCGCCCGCTGGCCAACCTGATCTGCCCACTTACTGTCGAGCATTTCCACGCAAGCCTGTTTGTAGTCGCCATCGCGCAAAGCTGCGTGCATTCTTTTAAATGCAGCAAGCCTGGTGGCACCTAAATTGACCATCATGTCAATCAATACAGCTTTGCGCTCGTCGCTAAGGGCTTCATAGTACGAGTATTTTTTTAGTAGGCTTTCGGCTTCTGTAATATCATTTGCAAGCAGCGTTGCTGCTTCAGGTTCAGAGATCCCACGTGACTCCAGGTTGCGCCCGTAGCCAATTGTTTGAATTCCTAAGCTATCTGCATAGGGGAATTGTCGGTAGCCTTCATGGACGCGTAGGAGATCCAGGGCTTGTTCGTTTGACTTCATAAGTTAGTCCTTAGGAAACTCTTGCTTTACAGCAAGCAGCGCTTGATACAAGCCGCCGTCAGTAGTTAGGTTCCCGGTTGTTATGTCGTGAAAAAGCAAGTCAAGCTGCTCACCAATGTCTGGATAAGCCATTGCTCTGTTTTGCTGATATGTTGGCGCTGGCCGCGTACCGACCGAAACCCGAACAACAGCATCCAGCTCTGATATGTAGCGGTCTGCATCCATATCGGTAGGCTCTATAGCAGGGTTATGATCGATATAAGGCAACCACCCGGGCTCCCCAGCCATTCCTGACTGGGGGCCTAGTGTCACCTGTTCGGTCTCGTGGTCGTACTTTACAAATAATTCCATAATTACCTCAAAGACATCATGATCCCGGACAAGTTATATATCCGATCATTTGTCCAGTTCTTGTTGGGCTGTGAGTAGGGTATTGCACCACTTCCAACCTGATTAAAAAGCCGAAGTTTTATCTGACAATCAACCGCGTGCTCGGTTGCGTCAGACAGTGCACCATTGATGGCAAACTGGTAAGGGTCATAATCAAATGGAGACCGGAAAAAGAACTCGTTTACTAGCTGATAACTAGCTGCAGGCGCTGGTGATTTAAGTGAGCGATTCGCAGCCGAGAGTATTGGACCAGTGCCTGAGACTGGGTCTCTGACATAGCTTATGGTTGTTTTATTCGTACTACTATTATAAAAGGAATACCACACACTCCCGAGCGTTCTTACATAGCTATAATACTGATCCTGCAACACTGTACCGGACTGGACATAAACCTGACCGGGTACTTGTACCGAACCCATTGCGGGCATATAGCCAGTCGCACTACTTAGCGTTGGGCTCGAGATAATGCCAAGTGAAGTAGCTGACGGCGAAGGGTCGTTTACTTTCATAAACAACTCAAGTTTATAAACGTCGTCGTTTTCAAAGACACCCCAGCCTGTCGCTGAAATATATGGCTTTCGCTTTATGTCTGAGCTCCCGGATGCCGGAATAGTTCCTTCAAAAATAGTAAAACTCGTCGATGCTGTGAGATATGGAATCGTCTGAGTTGTTTGTTTTTTAAAGGGCACCAGTGTGTTGATGTCACCACTGATTGAACTCACATACAGGTTGTCAGCGTTTACATTTGTAAAGTCTAACGTCCCGCCTGAGATAGTTCCGGCTGATAGGCTGCCTGTAACGATTCGTGACCCTTGGATTGATGTTGTATCAGTCTGAATGGCTGCAGTAACTTGGGCGGCTGTTTGCAGATTGGAAATGTCTGGGATGTCAGTTGACAACGCAAAGCCGTCGTTATTGAGGTCCGATAGGTTAAAACCCGAGAGGCTTATTCGGGCCGCGTTAATGGTGCCAGTCGTAATCCGAGCGCCATCAATGACAGTCGTGTCGGCTGCAATTGCTGCAGATACTTGCGCAGCAGTTTGTAGTCCAGTGACTAATCCGTCGGCGTAGGTTTCCATAGCTTCTTGAGCGGCTGTAAGTTCGGCCCCAGTTGCTAGATCCTCCACTAAGCCGTCGGCGTAGGCTTCCAGTGCAGTTTCTACCGCATTGACCGCGTTTGTGATGTCAGTGTCTGTTGGAGCACTTGCAAATAACAAATCGGCGTATGCTGCTGCTGCTGTTTCAGCTGCTGTTTGGGCAGCCGTCAGCTCTGCAGTAGTAGCAAGGCCTGACACTTGTAGGTCGGCGTATGCCGCTGCCGCTGTTTCAGCTGCTGTTTGGGCAGCCGTCAGCTCTGCAGTAGTAGCAAAGTCTGAAACATCCGGGATGTCACTCGGCGACGCAAACGCATCGTTGTTGAGGTCAGAGGCGTTAAGCCCCGAAATGCTAATACGACCAGCGGCGATGGTGCCAGTGGTAATCCTTGCCCCATCAATGACAGTCGTGTCGGCTTCAATTGCTGCAGATACTTGCGCGGCTGTTTGCAGGTTTGTCGTGAGACCATCGGCATATAATTCAGCAGCGGCCTGCAGTGCAGCGCCCTGAGCCGTTGTCACATAGCCTGCCAGATCTGCGTTTGCCACATAGTCCGACAGGTCAATTGCCTCAACTGCATCCGACACCTCGGTCCCAGTAGCGTACAGGCTGTCGTTATTCAGCTCTGAGATGTTGATCCCTGAGATTGAAACCCGTGCAGCATCAATGGTCCCGGTGGTAATCCGTGCCCCATCAATGACAGTCTCATCAGCTTCAATTGCTGCGGTGACTTGAGCAGCGGTCTGTAGGTTTGTTGTTAGACCGGCTGCATAGGTTTCGGCGGCTGACTGAAGCGCCGCTCCCTCAGCTGTCGTGATGTAGTCTGATAGATCCGGAAGATCATCGGCTTCGAGATACGAGGAAAAGTCGAGCGCGGCGACAGCTGCAGCTGCAGCTGCGGCATCGGTAAGAGCTTGTGCTGCTTCAAGCGCTGCTGCGTCCGCTGCGGCCTGTGCGGCTACAGCTGCTGCGTCAAGATTAGTCCCAGCTGTTAGCGTGCCAATATTCACTACAACTACGGCTGAGAACTTACCCACTGTATTCCGATACCTCACAGCAATGTTGTACAGCTGCACGTCTTGAAGCCCCGTGATGGTATGGCTTTCCGTATCGGCTGGCAGAATCGCCCATGTGTAGACGCTCTCAGCATTTAGCTTGTAACCAACCTCAATACATTCAACAGCGGAGGTGCCTGTCGGCAGCTCATCCCATGTCACCGTGGCATCGGTGTGTGCTGTACCGTCATCATTGAGTCGCGTAGCTGTTGTTGCAGCAACATTTACCATCGCAGCTGGTTGATCAAATAGACTAGGCGTCATATTTAGCGCAGCAGCCTCCGCATCCTCATCCCCAACGCTCCAGGGATAAATGGTTGCATCATAGATTTGGCCCTTTACCGTGACAGTAAGGTCTGCATTCATTGAGGTCTCGCGGACCCGATAGAGTTTGTTGACAATATCTAGCGCGTCATTTGAGACCGTTATGACGTCCCCAACATCTAGCGCCATTGCCTGTGGCTGCGTTTTGAAAGTTATGTATTCCTGACTGCGTGAGTCCCTCACTGCAAATTCAGCCATGTCTCGTGCCTGATACATGTCAGTGACACCAATCAACTCAAATTCACTGTGCAACTCGTCGTCGTTGTCTGCAGAAACATAGGCCTGATGAAGTGCGCTGCCTGCTGCGGGCCAACTAACTGTGTCGTCTTGGTAGCCTTTGTTTTCATTAGGGAACTTTATTGTCGCCCGGTTTAACCGTTTGGATCTGTCTGCCCAGCCTAGATTGACACCGCCGATGATGTTGTCATTGCTGAAAGACATGACAGAGGTGCCCTCTTCTTCCATCATCAACCGATATTTACCATTAATAAAAGGCAGCGAGCCTTTCATTGTTTTGAGTAGTTCTTGGCAGTTGTCGATGGTTGAATTGTCAGACTCAAGGACAATATTTGTGGTGTAGCGCTTGCGTGAGTTTGCAGGCTGCCCATTTCGGTATCCGGGGAAAAACCCACCGACCGGAATAGAAATCATTGTCCCTGTCTCAGGGTCGTAAAAGCTTATCGACTCTTGCGCGGTCGGCTCGTCTGGTAGGTCAACCATAGTGTCGCAGGAGTTGGCTGCAGCAATGAAACTGGGTATATCAACATCGTTTACTGAAAGCGCTCGACCATAATCTGCCAGTAAGTAGTCCAGCAGACACAGCGCCGGGTTATCTGACCATGCTTTAACTGTTGGGCTGTTGAGGTGCGTGCGAGGGTCCCACACCTTGAGTCCCTGAATCTCAGCAGTAATGTTGGGCTCACCTTGAAACTCTGGGTCATCAGGCTTGTAATAAAACCGACACCATGACCACGCAAGGTCCTGCGCTTTCATGCTTGAAGTGATAGCCCCATGATTGGACCGAAGCGCCGAGAACATCGTTTGATTTGGGTTCCCGTGCTTTGTAAGAATTCTCGCCCATGCCTTACTACCATTTGAAAACCGAGCGTGCCCTGTTTTGTCCTTGTCGATTTTATAGTTGCCAATTGAGTGCACCGGGCCCTGACACCACACATCCAATCTGTGCAAATAGTCACTGTGATTTTTGGTGTTTGCGGTGCTCTCTCTTGGCGATATGTAGGCGCTGTCCCAGCCGCTAGTTTGTGGCATTGCGTATCTGGACACGGCTTTCCAAGCATTGTCTGTCGAAATTCGCCTCTTTCCGTAAATCATTTTGATCGGGTTAGAGCCACCACTTTTGCTGAGCATCATGCCAGCCTGTTTGTCCTTCATCTTTTGCTGCATGTTTTTCATCAGCTGCGCTGCGCCGACGACGACAGCTACTACTGCCGCAATAACCCATCCAATAACCATTGTTTAGTCCTTACCGTTTACCCCATGCGATGTTGCTCATTTCGTCGTGGGCATATTTAAAAAAGTCGTCCCCCGGGTGGAGGTCCTGCTGTAATTTGTTTGAGCTGTACCTCCCGGACATTTGGTTGAAACTGGCCCAGTGGCTTGTCAGCTTTACAGTGAGATTTGAATTTGAACCGTTTTCTCGAACACTAAAGCTATCGAGGCTGCCCTTGTATAGGATAATAGGATCACCTTGAATCACATCGTCAATCAGTAACACCAACTTGATTACAGCGGGCAGCCCCCGGTAGCTTCCAGCAGCGTAGGCCTTCGCCAGTGTGTTTGTGACGTTACTGAGCTCGAGCGTGTAGGTCGCAAGATTTAGCTCTTGGGTTTGGTCGATGTTTGCGAATTTCACCAGCAGACCATTTGTGAGATAGGTGTCGCCACCGACGGTAAGGTCAGAGCCGTGGTTTGTGTAGCGCTGCCCCACTGGCAAGTCCACCAGATAGGCATATTCAAAATGATCGGAATTGAGCGCGTTGAGAAACGCTGTCGAGAAAGTCTGCATCAGAGTCTCTCCATCACATCAATTTCAAAACGGACCAGACCGTCTCGGCTATATTCGATCGACTGGATGTCGCTTTTTAAACTCACGCGCATATATACGTTGTTGGTTACAGCAGAACCACCACCTAGTTTTAAAGGGTAGTCCCCGCCGTTTGTTTTACGCATATACAGTTTTGTGCTGTTGGTGTAGTTGTAGTATTCGCCAACGCCTGTGGAAGATGTTCCGAATACTGGTATTTTAATAAAGAACACGCCAGACATCCCGGCTTGCTCCATAAGAAAAGCATGAATCGTTGAGAACTCTGTGCGAGTCATAGGCGGGTAAACCAGCGTAGCCTCGAATCTTTGGCCGCCGATTTTCCGAGTAAGAATTTTGCCTGACAACGACTCAGACTTTAGAGTGTTTACCTTTGATGTAATTTTAAAGGAGGCAGGCTCGGGGCTGACTGGTAGTAGCGGTGTTGGCATTAAAATGCTCCTTTTTTAAAAATAAAGGCTCACAGATTGGCCCGTGTCACACACAGCAGCCTATGCCCTGATGTTTATATAGGTCAGGTGCTTTGTGTGACATGGGGTCTCTGTGGAGCTATTTGGCTTTTTGAGGCCTAAAACGGGCTGTTTTGCGCCGATTCGTTGTAGATTTCCCTAATCATTCCCTCAAACTGGCCACGGTTGTTTCGCAGCATTGCTTCGACGTTCTCAGCATCTGAGCCGCTTACATTGAAGTTGAGGGTTGGGTTATTAGTGACCTGGCTCTGGTTGGCGTTGCCAAGGAACTGCTTCAGATCACCGTTTAGCCTGCTGTCAACAACCCGCTCGCCTTTATCAAGCAAGTAGGTCCCTTCCCGGGGCACACTATCTATACCATCGTGAGCCTGACCGGTCAGTGCTGCAACTTTTGCGACTGCTGTCGTGGCGATGATCCCTGCTGATGCAGGTGCTGAGTTTGCACCAAAGGACGCAAGCGATGCCATTGCAGCAGCAGGTGCATAGGCTGCAGCCATAGTCGTACCCGCAGCAACCGACGCAGCAACACTGGTTGCAATGCCTGCGACTTCCATAGCCTTCATAAGCGTTTGCTGGAGGACCCAGTTCACACCCATTTCTACAAACGAGCCAATAACCTTGTCCAGGATTAATGATGCAATGCTTTTCAAGCCATCCTTTAAAGAAGTGACGCCTTTAATCATGTTAGTAAACACATTAGAAATAGGCTTGGCCATGTCCTCAAAGGCACCCCGCATAGTTTCTGCGGCAAGCGTCATTTCAGCCATTTTTTCAGTGCTCAATCCTGAAGGCGTTGTGCCCGCCGGATCAACGCCCGCTTCACCAAAGTCTGGCGAACCATCTGGATTTACCGGGTTGCCCGGACCTGAGTCCGAAGACGTAATCCCCAGCGCATCTTCTAGTGGCTTAAAGCCAGCAGTGCGTTCCAGGATGGCGGCTTTAAGTCGATCAATATTGCTTTTAGTTTTTTCAACATCAACTTGAAGAGTGATTGGCTCAATGCGGTCCAGGAAGTCAAAGCGATCCGCAGCCTTGTTCCATAGGTCAATTGCGTCATTGACAAAGTCTGACACTGTAATCAGCATCATATTAAAACCTTCTTCCATGAATAGCTGTAGGTTCTGCACTGCAATGCCAATATGATCAATCGCGTTGGGGATACTTACAGTGAAACTTTTTAAAAGGAAGTTTTGTACTGCGCCCCAATTTTCATGGATTTTGCGCGCTACGTAGCCAAATACAATTACTAGCGCTGTTAGGGCGGCACCAATTGGGTTAGCTATGATGATTACTGTCAGTGACTTAATGGCAATACCAAGCGCTACGATTGCCGGTATTGCAATGGTATAAATAAACTGCGTTGCAAAGACTTCAAGGTTTTTACCCAAAAAGTCGAGACTAGTTGCCAGCGTTTTTGTAAAACCAAAAGACTCATCAGCACTAACTGCCATTTCTGTAAAGCTGTTCTTTACAGTCATTGCTGCTTGGCTTACTGTAAGTTCCATCGTTGATACGGATTTGCTCGTACTATCAAAGGCTGCAATAAGAATAGGCATAATCTTAGCAGCTGTGAGCTTACCATCTGCACCCATTTGCTTCAGTTCACCACGTGTAACGTTGAAGCCTTTCGCCAACTCGCCAGCTAACACGGCGTTGTTTTCCATAACAGAACGAAGCTCATCGCCGTTTAATTTACCGGCAGCTAAACCCTGCGCCAACTGCCTTGCGGAGTTAGCAGCTTCCATAGTGCTTGCACCAGACAACAAGAATGTGTTGTTAACGGCTGCAGTTGCTTTTGCCAGCTCTTCCTGGTTAATGCCCAGATCTGCGGTTGCAATAGCCATTTTAGTATAGACATCACCTGTGGCTGCGATGTCGCTGCGCGTAACTCTCGCAATAGTCGCGATGTCTCGCATTGCTATAGCTGTTTTGCGGGTGTCTTTTGTAAGTGCAAACATCCTGTTTTTTAAATTTTGCATTTGGTCAGCGAGCGCAATCATTGCGCCACCACCAGCAAGTGCCATAGCACCCGCCATAAGGCCTACCGCCTTTGTAATTTCCTTAAACTGCTTTGCTGCCCTTCTTTTAAATCGGGCTGTCGCCTTACCAGCTTTATCAAGCTCTTTTCTGTAGCCAGCAGAGTTCGCGACCAAGTCAACACTTAGTCGTGCTAATGTAGACATAATTATTTCCTTTTGTTTCGCCTGCTCTGTGTCTTGGCAAACTTTTCAATTGATTGGCGTAGGGTTCTGCGGAATCGCATAAACACGGGTTTTTCTTTGCCGCGAATTGCCGGACGTATAAATGGGCGAGCCTTAACACCGCGATCATTTTGTCCATACTCTATTTGTAGGGCTTGGTAGCCACCTCGTTCGCGATTTCTTTTGCCGTAGCCCACATTGATTGATGTGACCATAAATGCATTTTTGCCAAGCTTCTCAAGGCGGGCAGGCGCGGAGGTACTTGACCAGCGCACCGACGCCTTAAGACCTCCAGACAACTCCGGAGCATTCCGCTTGATTTCTTGGAAGTTTGGCGTAAGCGCTTGCTTTGCTGCCTGGCGTGCCGCCTTACCTCGGATGTCACGATCAAGCATTAGTAGCTTTTCATTGAGTTCGCTAAGTCCGCTAACCTTTATTTTTACATAGTCTTTATTGGCCATTGCTTTGCTCCGCTAATGATTTGAATATAGCCATTTCGGCCTGCTGCTTTTTGCGGCGATCGATCATAGAGATCTCGCGTGGCTGCTGATAAATTGCTATGAAGTCTGTAGGGAGTAATGCTTTTTTGTAGTTCCCGCTGCTGTTTGCAACGGCCGAGGCAATGAGACCTGCCCGATAGTCGGCGCGATTTTCCCCGAATGGTTCCAGGGTGCTATACGCCATCCATTCGGCCAACTCAAGGCTGCTTATACGGTTTTCTAATTCTCGTACTGTGCAACCAAGGTGACCCGCAAGCCTGAACTTAAACCTGCGGATCGGATCTCTTCTTAGTTTCCCTCGAGCTCCTCGACATCCTGGTCAGACATTCCTGACATTTGTCGAGCAACGTCAAATAGGCGATTCATAACCTGTGCATTTTTTTTGCCTAATTCAATAGCATCGCTATCTTTAAATAAGCGCTCACCGTCGTCTGTACATAGGGTTAACACTACAAGTCGAGCTCGCAAGTTTTCTAGGTTGGCCGCTGCGCCAATTGACATTTCAAAATGATCCCGCTCTCGAGCCGTTAGGCCTCGCACGTACACGTCACCCCCCCACTCAGGGACTGGTACTTTTTTAATATCAAGGTCTACAGCTTTAAAAATACTTTTTCTATCTAACATTTTTGTCTCCAAATAAAATAAGAGACGACTCCCTAAGCGGGAGCCGTCTGAGGTACTACTTAAGCAAGCGTAAATGCGACAGCGCCATCAATGGCAATTTCAACATTTGCAGTTACAACGTCTTCGACAGGTGTCTCAATTGAATAGCCTGAGACATAACCTGAAAACGTTGCTTGAGCGTCTTCGCTGCCTGATACCCACTTGACTGCGAAAACCTGCTTGTCGCCACTATCAAATACAGACTTTAGCTCGGTGTGACTTGCGTCACCGCAGACCCAGTTAAGTGTGAGCGAAAGAGTTCCAGAGTCTTTTTGGCCGACCAGCTTTTGCTTGTAGTCTGTGCCAAATTTGTTGTACTCAATAATGTTTGCAGAAAGCTCTAAGGTACCAATAGAAGCTACTTCAGCAATCTTAGTAGTGTTGTCGGCAGTAGTTGAAGTTAATGCCAGCATGTGAAGCTCGGTTGCTAGACCGTGGAATGGAGTTGCAATAGCCATATTTTAAATCCTTAATTTGTATAAATAGTTAAACTAATAATATTCCGATAGAGCTTGAGCTCTTCTTCATATGTATTTATTGCTGAGGTGATTTGGGCACTGGTTACACTGAAAGTGCCCATTGGGCCGTGCATGCCATTTAAGAGCTGATCAATGTGGCCACTGAGCTCGCGCAGTGTTTCGTAACTTGGGCTGTAAACAAGCAAAGTAATATCGTGCCGGATTACTGTTTCCATTGACCCAGTCTGCGGCGCACGGTGGCCTCCGCTAATTTCAAAAACAATAGAGGTTGTTGTAGTACCCTGTGGGAGGCGCAAAGCGTAAATGTTGTTCCCTACGGCCGCGATAATATCAACATCAGTTAGAAGGTGATTACGAAAGTGTGGATCAATCATGTGCGCTCCTCACAGACCATTTGTATCTCGCGGTTGTTTAGTTGGACGTTGGCCACCGCAGTGATTTCAAGAGTCATACCATTCAAAACTAAAAAGGCTGATCTCGGGAGGGCGGCTAGTGCTGCGTAATATCTAAACCGCAAATCAAACTCTGTTTTAGATACTACCGTTTCGCCTGTGGAGTATTCTCTGCGAGGCTTAGTTGTTGCGCTGCACGCAAATACTCCAAGAGAAGTTGCACCACTCTCAATTTCACCAAAGTGGTTGGGTAATGCGTTTGGGATAAATATTTCGGCCTTGTTGTTTAATTTTCCAGCTCGCATGTCATCACCTCAACTTGTATGGGTGAAGGAGATCTTTTGCAGCGATCACTGGCTTGAGGGCTTTGATATTACTTCCGACAATCTCGTTCTCCCGGTTCTCCCAAAGACTGGCTGCAATAAGTAAAATCGCCATTTTGATGGGGGCCGGAACTGCTGGGGAGGCTGTCCCCACGATATGACTCACATTGATGACATCAACCTCATTGGCAACATCAACAGGCCACTCTGTTCCCATTGCTGGGTAAATGTGGATTCGACCATTGCGCTTGAGGACTCTGTATTTCTCAGAGGGTAATACGACAGGCACAAAATGGCTGTCCATATAAGTTATTGATGTCACAAATTGACTGACACCACCATCTAAAATAAGTGGCTGCTTTTTATTACCGTTAGTTTGTGGAAACCTATCAAAAAACTGCGTCATCGCCCGAGTGATAAACATTCGTCCGGTGTATTGCTCAGCAAAATTTGTTGCGGCTTCAATCATGGTGATTGCCATGTTGAGCTCACCTTGATCCCCTGTTGTGTAGACAATATGTTTGAAAAACTCATCCGTCGTAACCGGGAAAGTCGCTGGCGATCCAGACACAACAACTGGGACCGCGTTGGCTTGAACCCATTCCGTTGTATAGAACTTTAGCTGTTGAGCTTCAAGGTCAAACCACAAATCACCTTCGAGCGCGTCAGTGGGCTCTGTAGCTGATACGGTTGTCCCACGGGATTCCTGTTGCAGGGTTGTGATCTGCGCCGCAATTACGAGAGGGTTGTCACTAACTAATGTCGGAGCATTTGTGACGTCTCCGATGTACAACTTCGCGTCGGCTGAGTTGTAGAACATAGCTCCTGAGAGCAGGGTTGCCGGGACGTGTCCGACGACACCCGACCTGTTGATTTGAACTTGTGACATTGTTTGTCCTTTCGTTGGTTACCTTAGCTACCGAACAATACTTGCAAGATTCAATTGATCTCTTCGGCCTCAGTGTCATCGACAAGACCTTGATTGGATGAAAATTGCGGGAGGTCTGTTGCAAAATCCGGGTGTGAGACGTAACTCTCAACGCTGGTGCATCCCAGTTTTTCTTCAATTGCCGTATAGCCAAACCTATCGAGCTCAGGTTTTCTGACAAGCTGCCGTTGTTCGATTATTTTATCTTTATGATGCTTAGTCATAACATCTTTCATATTTTTACCTCGGAATCATTGCAAGATACTTGCTAAAGATTTTCTAGTTGAGTTATGCGAGCCTCTAGCTCTTGAACAGTTTTGACGAGTAGCGGT